TATCTCCTAATACAGTCATAAGTTATTTTTTAGTAAAATCCCATAATTAATCTAAGTTTTCTTCTCTAATCTAATAATATCTTTCCATTTTCTATAATAGGATGTTCATGAATAAACTTCATGAAAATTATGTTACTATAATTATAAGGAATAAAATCTTTTCCATCGTACCACTTGTCAACTCCTTCTTCTACATATTTTACGGAGACATATCCAATATCCTTAATATTTATGAGGCGTTGATCCCAATTCGGGAATCTGACACACATTATGTATTTATAGTCTATATTATCATATTCTAGACGTTCAAATACGTAATTTGTATACCCCATTCCATCTTCACATAAAGCAACTAGTTTAACATGATACGTTACTTCTTTGGTTTCCATACATCAAATGTATTGACATCCTCAAAATTTCTGCAACCATAGGCCGCAAAATTTCCAAGCAACCTATCCATATCTTCCAAACATGGATAGTTCTTACATCTAACACAACTACGTTCTGGATGTTTATAATGAAAACCATTCTTATC